CGACCCAAAGCTGATCCATGATCTGGCAGCTAGGCGCGACCCGCCTCACGTGGTGGCTGCCAGTTACGGGTTGGACCCTCAGTTCTTGGCTGAGTTGATGGAAATGCCGCACGTCAAGCGGGCCATTGCCGTACGGGCCAAAGAGCTTGACGAGGTTGGATACGTCATGACCGCCAAGGCGCGGCTGATGTACGAGGACTTGCTCCCCGACATCTGGCGAAAAGCCAAAAGCGAAAACGCCACCCTGTCTGGTGTACTGGAGGCGGCCAAGTTCTTTCGCACCGCAGCAGGGCTGGATAAGCAAGACCCAACCCAAGGCCAGCAGGAGAAGTTCAGCATCACTATCCAGTTTGGTAGCGCGCCGCAGCCGACCACTATTGATGTCGTGGCAACCCGGGTGGACCTGCCACCGCCGCCGGCTTTTCTACAGAAAGAAATGGCCCTTGATTTTTCTGACTTGGCGTACGACGAGCCGTGAGCCTTATATACAAGCCAGTAGGCAGCACTGAGCCGTTCATCCAAGCCGACAAATTCGCCAATTTCATCATCGGCCCCGTTGGAAGTACCAAGACCACGGCCAGCCTGATGAAAATCGCCTACGAGGCCAAACGCATCAAGGCCGGGCGCGACGGGCTGCGCAGAAGCCGGATCGCTGTGGTGCGAAACACACGCCAGATGCTGTGGGACACGACGATCCCGGACTTCTTGAAATGGTTCCCGGACGGGCAGGCGGGCACGCTGCTCAAGACAGAGAGTAAGTTTCTGCTGCGATTCGACGACGTGCACTGCGAGGTGTTGTTCCGGGGGCTGGATGACCAGAACGACGTGCGTCGGTTGTTGTCGCTGCAGTTGACGTTCGGCATGCTGGATGAGTTTCGGGAGATCCACCCGGACATTTACAACGCGCTCACGGGTCGCTTGGGTCGGTACCCCGACAAGACGATGAACGGCGTGGGGCCGTGCGACGACTCTGGGAAACAGATCCACAAAGTCTGGGGGGCCACTAACCCGCCGGATGCCGACACGTGGTGGGAGAACCTGCTCACCGAGCCGCCGGACAACATGCACGTCACGTTCCAGCCCAGTGGCAGAAGCCCGGAGGCCGACTGGGTGCAGCACCTGCCTGATGGGTACTACGAGAACCTGTGCGAAGGCAAAGACGAGGATTGGATCAGCGTCTACGTGGACGGTAAGTTTGGGGCGTCGCTGGCTGGCAAACCGGTGTTTCGGGCGTTCAGCGCCGATACGCACATCTCCAAGACCCCGCTTGCGCTGCTGCCCAGTGCGCCGGTGATCGTAGGGGTGGATGCGGGCCTGAGCCCGGCGGCCGTGCTGGGGCAGATCGACTACCAAGGCCGCGTCATCGTGCACGACGCGCTGATCAGCGAGAGTATGGGCGCTCTCAGGTTCATCCGGGAGAAGTTGAAACCCCTGCTGGCTAACAAGTACGCCGGGTACAAGGTGGCAGTGGTGATCGACCCGGCGGCGCAGCAGCGCGCGCAGACCGACGAGCGCACGGTGATGGATATGTTTAAGGCCGAGGGGTTCTCGGTCAAGCCGGCGCGCACCAACTCAATCTCGGCCCGGATCGCGGCGGTGGACCAGTTCCTGACCCGCACGGTGGACGGGAAACCGTCGTTTTTGGTGAATAAAGAGTCCTGCGGGGCACTTATCTCGGCGCTGCGCGGGCGGTACCGGTACAAGGTTAACACGAAAGGCGACGTGGACGAGAGCCCGGAGAAAAACCACCCGTGGTCGGACGTGGCCGATGCGCTCCAGTATTTGTGCTTGCATGCGGACAATGGCAGTACACTTGGGTGGAACATGACGACACAACGCCGCGAGCTGCGTAAAGCCGCGTACCATTATGCGTAAGCACACCCGGGAGTAGTTCGATGCTTGGTCTAACACCCCCCGAGCAGACAGCCGCGCCGACCATGTCGATTGGTGGTTTTCTGCCCGTGGCGAACGCTGCGCAACTCGCGGCGGAAGAACGCAAACAGGCCGAACGCGGCCAGCAGGCCGCTCCGATCCAAGGACTGGCGCAACACGTGCGCGCCGTGTGGCAGGTCTGCCGTACTGAGAAAGAGCAGAGCATTGAGCCAAGGCTTCTGGCCAATGTGCGGGTGCGCCGGGGCGAGTACGACCCTGATGAGTTGGACCGTATCCGTAAGCAGGGCGGCAGCGAGATCTACATGATGATCGGCTCGACCAAGTGTCGGGCGGCTGCGTCGTGGCTGCGCGATGTGGTGGTGGCGGTGCGGGAGGAGAAGCCGTGGACCATTGCGCCTACGCCGATCCCGGACATGCCCCCGGCGCTGATCGAGGAGGTCAAAGCCAAGGCCACGTCGATGCTCTCCGAGTACATCATGGCCACCGGACAGGTGCCCGACCAAGGCACGCTGCGCCAGATTCTGACCCAAATGCGCGACGAGTTCATCGTGCAACTGCGCGACGAGGCTCAGAAAAAAGCCGACCGCATGGAACAGAAGATGGAGGACCAACTCATCGAGGGCGGGTTCCTGCAGGCTGTCAACGAGTTCATCGACGATGTAGCAACGTTCCCAACAGCGTTCATCAAGGGCCCGGTGGTGCGCCGCAAGCCGCGCCTGAAGTGGCAGGCTGACCAGATTACTGGTCAGTGGGGCCCGCAGTTCCAAGAGGACATCGTGGTGGAGTGGGAGCGGGTGAGCCCGTTCGACATGTACCCGCACCCGGGTATGACCAACATCAACGATCCGCTGCCGCTGATCCAGCGCCACAAACTGACGCGCTCGCAACTGAACGAACTGATCGGCGTTGAAGGGTACGACGACGCTGCGATCCGCGCTGTGCTTGATGAGTACGGCCGTGGCGGGCTGCGCGAATGGCTGATGGTGGACACGTCCAAGGCGATGGTCGAGGGCCGTAATTCGGTCTACGCGATGATGAACGCCGAGGGCACCATCGACGCCCTTCAGATGTTCGGTCCCATTCAGGGCAAGATGCTCAAAGAGTGGGGCATGGACGAGACTCAGGTGCCCGAGGACACCAAGGAGTACCACTGCGAAGTGTGGCTCATCGGTCATTGGGTGATCAAAGCCACGCTGAATTACGATCCGCTCGGGCGCAAGCCGTATTACGCCACTTCCTACGAGCGGGTGCCCGGCGCGTTCTGGGGCAACAGCGTGGTAGACCTGTGCACGGACTCGCAACGCATGTGCAACGCAGCGGCGCGGGCTCTGGCCAACAACATGGGTATCGCATCGGGCCCGCAATCGTACGTGAACGTCGACCGGCTGCCGCCGGGCGAGGACATCACCGAGATGTACCCGTGGAAGATCTGGCAGGTCACCTCCGACCCCATGGGCGGCACTGCTGATCCG